TTGTGTGGAAAGCAGTTGCCAATATAGGTAATGTTTTTACCACTCTGGCGTTTATGGAAGTGTCCACTGAACACATGTTCTGTGCCCACAAAGTCTTCACGACGTATTTCACCAACTTCTGGCATCTGTACCATTGCATTCATATAGAAACTAGGCAATTCAAAATGCCCAAACATATATTTGGCAGATATCTTAGGTATTTTCTTATGGTCGTCGCCTACTAGCCATGGCACAATGCTGACATCGCCTTCTTTGTAGAAGTCATTGACTATGTGTATGTTAGGAATATGTCTTGCCCACTCGGCTGATTGTATATCACGCTTGTCACGGTAGTATAGATCATGATTACCTGGAATAAAAAACACACGATCAAACGCTTTGCCTAATAACTCTAAAGCTGTAAGACTGTAGTTAAGTGTAACGATGTTAATAGCCGCTCGATTATTATGCCAATCGCCTGTCATAAAACAGGTATCACAGCCTTCTGCTTTGGCAGTCTCTATAAACCATTTGACAAAATTTAAACAGTCTTCATTGTGCTGCGTGCTGTTGGATTTTAAACCAAAGTGGATATCTGTCAGCACTGCGGCTTTTTTAAATAAGTTTGCCATAAATTATATTGTAACAGATTTAGATAACAAAAAGCTAGGCTGTATTAGCCGATTACTCATCTGCACCCCAACCACCACTGCCCCATTGGTTCTGTCTAGTATAACTTGGTGCATAGTTGTTCATCTCCAATATGTCATCTCGAATATTCTGATTGCGCTTTTCTGTGTTCAGCACACGAGTAAAACTATTGGTAATGGCCGCTGTAAAATATGCAAATGGGTTTTGGCTTTTTGCTTCATCAAACTGTAGACCAACCTGGCTTAACTGTAGCAACGCCTGACTGCGCATTTCATCGTTGTAGGTATAACCACGCCAGTTGCTACGTGTAGCATATCGTTCACACAATTTAATAAACATGTGTGCTAGTTTAGGGGTCATTTGTCCGTGATCCTTACTGAATGCACCATTTTCTATACCACCCTGCCAATGACTTATACCCACGCATACCGGCACTAATTCATCTGTTACCTGATAATGTTTAAACGGTGGAAAATTAACACGGACATATTTTGCAGGGCCTTTAACCATAACAGCAGGTTCATCATACTCTGTTTCAAACAAGTCGCTGTCATCATACTCCTCTTGAGCTTTTGCATCCGCTTTTTTCTGTTTGTCAGCATCTATTGGTATATGTTCCCAAGTCATAACACGGAATACCACATCAGTAACGGGTATCTTATTGTAGGGCACAAGAAATTCATCCAATTTGCGTTTATTACCCAGAGCCATCTCGGCATCTTGCTGTTCTTTAGCAAGTCTATCTGCGCGGTTTTTCCTTGCCTCTGTTACTGCTTTCTTAGTTATTACTGAAGTGTTAGAAACAATACTGTCATAGCTGGTTACAGCCGGGCTAGTAAAACTACAGTATGTTAATTTGCTCTTATGTATTTCCTTTAGAATATCTTTATTGTTTAGATAATTAACCTTTCTCATTGATGGTTTCCTTTTAACTACTACTATTATACAACCTATAAATACTTAAAAGCAAGAGGTAATTATATTTATGACTGCATTCAGTGACACAAGTTTAGTTACAGATCCAACCACTGGTTTACAAACTACATTTGGTTCTCTATCTGCAGACAGTCAGCAACAGGTTATTGCTGTAGATCAAACCACTACAACAGAAGTACAGGGAACTACATCTACTCAACCATCTGTGCCAATAAGTGGTAATGATCCCAATAGTGCCTATCTATCTACCACAGACACCACAGCACCAGCTGCAGGTACCAGTGCTGCAGGAGATTATGCACCAAATTACAGTGTCAGCGCATATTCAGATGTAACAAATAGTATAGGTGGTGCCCAAGCAACTACAGATACCAGTACTACAGCACCTAGCTATGCAGGCGGTTATTATGGAGATCAGACACTATCAAGTGGTGGCGGATATGATCCTAATAATCCCAGTGCTTACACCGATTCAGCAAATAGTATAGGTGGTGCCGCAGCAGTAACAGATACCACAGCCGTTGGACCTAGCTATGCTGGTGGATATGTGCCAGGTGCAGTAGAAAGTACAGGCGGTGGATATGATCCCAATAATCCAAGTGCGTATACAGACCCAGCAAATAGTATAGGTGGTGATGCCGCTGTTACAGATACAGCCGCCATTGGACCTAGTTTTGCTGGTGGATATTATGGTGATCAGACAGAGGCAAGTGGTGGTGGGTATGACCCTTCTGCAACTAACACTGCATTTGACATACAAGATCCCAGTATCAGTCGTAGAGCGGCTAGTGGATTATTTCCTGGAGGATCAGCGAGTGGTGGACCTATAGCACCTGTTATTAATTTTTTAACAGGCGGCGGATTCGGACCAGCTAGTGGCAGTGATACAGATTGGAGAGTTAGACTTAGTCTAGCTGCAAATGGTCCCCAGATATTTTATAAAGACAGCAGTAATGCATTAATGGCACCACTACAGGCAACAAACGGTGTGATATGGCCTTATACACCACAGATTAACATCACACATCAGGCTAACTATAGTCCTATGACACCAGTACACAGCAACTATCCACAAAATTTCTACACAAACAGTGATGTCAGTGAGATTAATATTAGTGGTGATTTTACTGTACAGAACATAAGTGAAGGCAAGTATCTATTGGCGGCCATATATTTCTTCCGTGCCGCCACAAAAATGTTTTTTGGCAGTGGTGACAATGTAGGCAACCCGCCACCAATACTGTTTTTAGATGGTTATGGTAGTCATTATTTCCCCCATGTGCCATGTGTAGTTACCAGCTTTAATCATGTTATGGGCAACGAAGTAGATTACATTGAGATCCCTTTACAGAATACGGTTAGTGTAAACACCAATCAGAATTCCACAGTGGCCACTAACGGTGCTGTGAATTTCTTAGATAATGCAGGCATGCAAAATATTCCAAGTCTATTACAGAGTGCATTAAGTCCAGTACAATCTATAACTAAAAGACCAATATCAACTATTACAAGAGTACCAACTGTTAGTCAAATACAAGTTACGGTTAAACCCATGTACAGTAGAAAAAATCTACATGATAGATTTAACCTTAATGACTTTGCCGCCGGTAGATTGCTGCAAGATGCAATGAGTGGTTATGGAGGATTTATTTAATGGCAACTTATAACAAGAGTAGTCCATACTACGATTCACAAAAATATGGTTTCTTTTTAGATGTTTGGGCACCTAGAGACTTGCCAAAGAATTCATCAGATGTAGTATATAGGATACAAGACATATACAAATTTAGACCAGATCTATTGGCATTTGACTTGTATGGTGATACCAGTCTGTGGTGGGTATTTGCAGTAAGAAATCCCAACACGCTAGAAGATCCAGTCTTTGATTTCCTACCAGGCACTACAATATATATTCCCAAAAAAGATGTAATAAAAGCAAGTCTAGGATTATAACGTGGCTACTTCAGTATCCGATAACGGCATTAGCCAGTACATTAGTAAGGTAGGCACTACTCTCACAGTAATAGATGGTGCAGGCAACCAAGTCCAACGTATTGGTAATATCCCATGGCGCAATAATAATCCCGGTGACATAAGAGATGGATCTTTTGCTAGAAGCCAACCAGGCTATATAGGCAGTGATGGTGCATTTGCTATTTTTGCAACACCAGATGCTGGTTATGCCGCACAGTCTGCATTGTTATTTGGCAAGAGCTATATAAATCTCAGTATAGCAGATGCAATTACAAAATATGCACCACCCAGCGAAAACAATACCACAGCATATATTAATAGTATTACAACAGCATTGGGGGTCAGCAGTAATACGCCGCTATCAAGTTTAAGCGCAGATCAAAGAATAGCACTTGTACATGCTATGAGTAAGGTAGAAGGCTATAAGGTAGGCACTATATTGTTAGTGGGTGGCGGACAACCCAATACAGCAGCTACCCCACCTACCCCACCAACTGAACCTCCTACAAGTGCTGGTAATCCAGACTATATTCCCATAAACAGCAACACTGGCATTTTTACATTTCCTGTGCCTAATCCTTTACTTGCCTATGCAAGTTGGACATACAGTATTAGTCTACATCTATTAACACCAGATGAATACAACACAACCATACAGCAGGGAAAGTTTGTGGCTAATAGAGTTTTAATAGCCAGTGCTGGTAGATACAATAACACTCTAGGTACTAACCAATTTATACGTAGTCCTTACTTCAATGAAGATTTCTATTTTGAAAATCTATCAATGACCACAATCGTGGGTTTAAATTCAAATTCACGAGCAACCAATGCCATTGATTTAAAATTTGATATTATGGAACCCTATGGTATTACACTGGTAGATAGAATATTGTTTCAGTGTAAGGATCTTAACATAGACAATTATCTAGCGTGTCCATACCTATTAGAAGTAGATTTCTATGGCATAGATGACACAGGCAATATCGTGGGTCAAATACCCAATACATCAAAATATATTCCAATACAGTTAACTGGTATGACAGTAAAAGCCAGTCATAAAGGTGCAGAATATAATATACAGGCAGTACCATATAATCATAGCGCATATGATGTTTCTACAGTGCAGACACCTGCAAGATTTGAAGTTACAGCTGGTACTGTAAACAGTTTTTTCCAAAGCACAGAAACATCCGATCCAGTTATTAACTTTACAAGCCAAAGGCAACCAGCACCAACTACTACTGCCAGCAAACCAAACACAACATATGGCTCTAATAGATTTGCTAGTATGCCCGTTTCTGGCAGCGCAAGTCCTTCCACCACGGGTGCCACTGCTGCACCAAAACTAAATGGACCGGGCTACGCAGGCAGTAATACACTTAATGCAGGCACTACAAATCCAACCTCTGCACAAAACGCACAATCATCCCCCGCACCCGCAAGTGCAGATAGAATATACAAAGTTAAAAGCTATGGCAGTGCGTTAAATGCATATCAAAATGACCAGGTTAGGAATAATCAACTAACTTTTCCAGACAAATATCAATTTAAATTCTACGGTGAGATAGATGGTACAGGATTTAAAAGTATATTAGGTCAAGGCAAGCAGTCTAGTAAAGATACACCAATGGGCGATCCAAACGAAATTTCCAGTAGACGAGCAAATACCAATGCCAAGGCAGATGATCTACAGTATGGCCTAAGAATATTTTCTATAAATGCAGGCACCAGTGTAGAACAGATTATTAACTATGTGTTACGTAACAGCGACTACATACAGAATCAACTTGTGGTACCACAAGACTATAAAACCAAAGAGGATTTTCTTGCTGCTAAACAAAAATATTCTAATCTTCCATTTAATTGGTTTAAGATAGTGCCAACTATTGAACTAAAAGACTATGATCCTAAAACAAAACACTATAGTAGAGTTATAACATATCATGTCATGCCATATCCTATCTATAATACTAAGATAGATGTGACCCCCCAAGGTCAGGCCAGCAATCCATTAAAAGACTACCACTACTATTACACTGGTTTAAACGATGAAATCCTAGACCTAAACATAGAATTTAATGCTCTTTATTACACTGCAATTACCAACTATAGAGGTAATATGGCAGATATCAATGATGTAACAGAATCCGACAGCAGTGTAGCAACGGGCGATAGTGGATTACCAGATCAACCAAATGCAGTACAGCCTGTAGGTCAGAGACCGGTACCACCAAATACTAAAATAAAGGCAACGGGTGGTGAAATAAGCCAAAAACAAGCCGCAACAGTTGACACCCAAGCCAGTCTGTATACAAGTGCTCAAGGTGACATGATTAGTCTTAAATTAAAAATTATAGGTGATCCTAGTTTTATTAAACAGGATGATCTATTCTTTTCACCACAATATACATTAGTAAATGCCACCACGTTTGATCCTACTGTAGATCCTAGACTTACATCTAACGGCAGTATTAAAACAGATGCAGGTGAAGTGTATGTAAATATTACTTTTAAATCCCCCAGTGATTTAGATGAAATGACTGGATTAGTGAAATATGATCCCAAATATAAAGAAAGTAAATTTAGCGGTCTATATAGAGTACTAACAGTTGAAAGCAATTTTAGTGGCGGACATTTTACACAGACGCTAGACATAGTACGACTACCAAGACAGTCTATTAATATGGCAGGCAAAGCCGATCCAAATAATCCACAGAGAGAAAGTACACAACCACCCGGTGAAGCTGCTATTAGTCAGAACTATGACATTGGACCTAATTTTAATTCGCCGTCACCGACTGCAGCAGATAGCACAGCACCAGGCAGTACCCCATTATTAGATACAGGCAGTAGTGTTTATAATGCTCAACAAGCACAACTATCGCAAGTTGCGCAGTCTGCTCCAAGTTATAGTTTAAGTGCATACACAGATGTAACCAACAGCATTGGTGGCACATTAGCAGTAAATCAAGTTGGTCCAGCACCAGATTACGCACCAATAAGTGTAGCGGGCAACCAGGTGCCAGGTGCGGCCGCAATAACAGGTTAATTCAATAAGGTAAAAAAATGGCAACCAATAGTAGAATTGGCAACAAAGTAAGTTCAGAATTACGTAGACAGGATTCTCCAGCAACGCTGGTAGATCCACATCCGTATATTGGTGTTGTTAAAAATAATATAGATCCAACAAGATGCGGCAGATTACAGGTATGGATACCAGACCTTGGTGGTAACAAAGATGATCCTAAAAACTGGCAGACTGTAAGCTATGCTAGTCCATTTATGGGTACCACATACACAGAACCAGCAAACAAACAAAATAAATTCGGTAGTACAAACCATACCTATGGCATGTGGATGGTACCACCTGATATAGAAAATGAAGTAATCGTTATTTTTATTGCGGGCGATCCGTTACGTGGATATTGGATAGCATGTGTAAACAGCAATCTAAGTAGATATATGATGCCGGGCTTAGCCAGCAGTGCAGATGTTGCATTAGACGGGGCCAATAGTTCAGTTACTGGCACATATACTTCTGGAACCCCTGCACCAGTAACTGAATTCAATGAATTTGATCCGGCAACTATTGATGCACCTTCATTCTATAGATTTAATAAACCAGTGCATGAACCACAATATAATATATTGTTAGAGCAAGGTCTACAGAATGATACCACAAGAGGTACTATTTCTAGTAGCAGTCAACGTGAAACACCCAGTAATGTTTTTGGTATTAGCACACCTGGTAGACCGTTTCCCGATAACTTTGCCTATAATAAAGATAAATTCCAACAGGATCTAAACAACAATTCACTAACAGCCAGTGATTATACCTATGCTACTAGAGCAGGTGGTCACGTGTTGGTTATGGATGACGGCAACGTTACGGGTGAAGACCAATTAATAAGAATACGCAGTGCTAGAGGTCATCAGATTATGATGCATGATACCAAAGGCAGTCTATATATAGCACATGCCAGTGGTAAAAGCTGGATAGAATTAACAGCCAGTGGCAGTATAGATGTCTTTGCGAACGGCGGATACAACCTACGTTCTAAAGGATCTATAAACATACACAGTGACAATAATATTAATATTAATGCAGGCAATGCTATTAATATCAATAGCGGCGGTAAGACATATTTTAATGCTACTGGTTTTAAGGTATTGAGCACTACTGGTATTAGTCTACAGGCAACAGGCGGCATGGATATAAAGAGCGCCTATCTATATGTAGACTGTGATGCTAAGATCAGTATACTTGCCGGTGATAAAGTTGCAATAGAAGGATCAACGATACTAGAAAACAGTGGTGGCACTGTTAAAGTTAAGGCACTTACACCACTACCTGTACAACAGTTTGCAGACAGTGTAAAACAGGATAATCAGTATATAGCACAACCAAACAGTGTCAGCAGTATTGTTACTAAACTCCCTACACATGAGCCATATGGAAGACCCGATACAAATAGCATGCCTAGTTCTGACACAACTCCTGGCCTTGAACCTAAGCCCACATATACAGGCAAGACAGATGCAACTAAAACTACAGCCGGCACCAGCGTTTCCAATCCAGCAACTGATAAAGATCTAAGAAATCAACCCACTGCCTACAACACTATTGCTACACTTAATCAGAACCAAATGACAGCCTATTATGCACAGTTAGGTAAGCAACAGAGTGACAATGATTACACTAAAATAGGCACTGATGGTAAGGTTGGCAAATATCAGTTTAACTATACCACTTTACAAAACCTAGGTTATGTTGGCCAGGCATGTAAGAACAACAGTCAAATGCAAACAAATCCAAATGTATGGACAGGTAAAGATGGCGCAACAAGTCTAGATGCATTTATTAATCTAACAAACATACAAGAAACTGCTATTGCAGACTATACTATGGGCAATTATAATGCCATGGCCAGTAATGGTGCCATAACAGGTGACTTAGCACCTGAAGAAATGGCCGGCATGTTGGCAGTTGGTCATCTATTAGGACCAAATGGTGCATATACTTGGAGAACTACTGGCAGTGGTGTTGCTGCTGGAGTAACAGGCAATAGTTATTTCCAAATGGGCAAGTTCTCTGCCACAATCTTAGCACCCAAAGTACCTGCCTTACAGCAAGGGTAAATATAGATATGAGCACATATAAAGGTTTTAGTACAGTAGGTAGGATTAACAAATTTCGTTTAACCGATTTTGAATTGATTAAACAGGATATAACTAACCACCTATACATACGCAAGGGCGAAAAGCTAATGAAGCCAAACTTTGGCACCATTATCTGGAATGTGCTGCATGAGCCCATGACTGAAGACCTAAAAGCAGTTATTATTGCAGACATTAATCAGGTAGCTACTTACGATCCAAGAGTAAGTGTGGATAATATTATTGTTACAGCATATGATCAGGGCATTATGATACAGTTAGAACTAAGATATCTACGTACCAATGAGATTAATGCTATGACCCTACAGTTTAACAATTCAACCAATACTCTGACTGCTAGTTAATTAACATAGCACTTTTTTCTTTAAATAAATACATAATACACAGGAATTAGTATGGCTATCACTACAAGACAGACGAGTTTGTTGGTTGCAGAGGACTGGACAAGACTCTATCAAACGTTTAAAAACGCTGATTTTCAAAGCTATGACTACGAAACTCTTCGTAAGTCAATGATAGATTATCTTAAACTATACTATCCTGAAGATTTCAATGATTTTATTGAAAGTTCAGAATTTATTGCCCTAATTGATCTTGTTGCTTTCCTAGGCCAATCGTTGGCATTCCGTGGCGACTTAAATGCCCGTGAAAACTTCATTGACACAGCACAGCGTCGTGACAGTATTCTTAAACTAGCTAGATTAATCAGCTACAATCCTAAACGCAATATACCAGCTACTGGTTTTCTTAAAGTAGAGAGCGTTAGTACTACAGAAACTGTATATGACAGCAATGGCTTAAATCTTAGTGGTCTCGTTATTAACTGGGCAGACAGTGGCAATAACAACTGGCTTGAACAATTTACAGCCATAATCAACAGCAGTCTACACAATAACCAAGTAGTAGGAAAACCCAGCAACAGCAGTCTTATTAATGGCATACAGAATGATGAATATCAAATCAATCTTGTAACAAGTCAGCTAGCGACATTTGGTTATACGGTTAACATAGAAGGCACACAAACTAATTTTGAAATTGTAAGCCCAACTAGCGCAGGTGAAACATATATCTATGAAAATGCACCAAGAGCCAATCAACCATTTAATCTGTTATATAAAAACGATAATCTAGGCAATCAAAGTGACAACACTGGTTTTTTCTTGTACTTTAAACAAGGTGAACTTAAAAATGTAAACTTCAGTTTTGCAGAAAGTATTCCTAATAGAGTATACAGTATTAATGTTGACAACATCAACAACAGCGACATATGGTTATATACACTAGACAATAACAACAATCCTGTGTATCTATGGAGCCAAGTGCCTAGTGTAGGCAATACAAATGTTATCTACAATAAACGTACTAATAAAAACATATTCCAGGTAAAAAGCAGAGCCAATGATCAGATTGATCTTGTGTTTGGTGATGGATCATTTGCTAACATACCAAGAGGCAATTTTAGGTTGTACTATAGAGTTTCAAATGGTCTTAACTACAAAGTTACACCAGATGAAATGACTGGCATTATTATTCCAGTAAACTATGTTAGCAAAAATAACAGGATTGAGACACTTAATGTACGGGCTAGCCTAAAATACACAGTTACAAATTCTAGTGCTAGAGAAAGTCTTGAAGAAATACGTCAAAAAGCACCACAACAATACTATACACAAGATCGTATGGTTACAGGTGAAGACTATAACATCCTACCTTACACATTGTTCTCAAGTGTCTTAAAAGTTAAAGCAGTAAACCGTACCAGTTCGGGGGTAAGTCGCTACTTAGATGTAATTGATACAACAGGCAAGTATTCATCTACTAATATTTTCTGTCAGGACGGGATCCTATTTAGAGATCCTTTTGAAGCATCATTTACTTTCAGTTACAACACTACAAATGATATCTACAAGGCTATACAAAATCTAGTTAGACCCATAGCAACTAGTACAGAAAGCCTACAATTTTTCTTAAGTAATTACCCAAAAGTAGATATCACAGACGTATACTGGAATCTTAGCAGTGATATTGCAAATGGCAGTACAGGATACATATCAGATAGCAGCACACCACCTAAGATATTACAGGTTGGTCCAGGTACTAGTAATCTATTTAGATATATTAGACAGGGTGCTGTAATTAAATTTGGTGCAGGTGACGGATTCTATTTTGATGCTCTAAACAATATCCAACCAGGCATGCCTACACACAGCGGTGACAAATACTTCATATATGCTGCAGTAGAACAGATTATTGGCGATGGCACGAATGGTGGATTAGGTAGCCTTGCTAATGGCAGCGGTCCGATAATTTTAAATCAACAAGTACCTAGTGGTGCAATCGCACAGAGTGTGTATGCTGTGTTTAACACTGATTTTTCAGAAAGTGTTGTTGCAGAAATGACCACATATATACAGGCGTATGAAGACTTTGGTTTACGTTATGATCTTGAAACTGTTAGTTGGAAAGTTATTGCACCAGCTGACTTAAACGCAACGAATCCTTTTAGTCTTAGTTTTGCAGGCAATGCAAGTGGTGCAAGTTTAGATAGCAGTTGGTTTATAAGATTTAAAACAGTTGGACAGAGCTATACAGTACTATATAGAGGTCTTAACTACGTATTCCAAAGTGTAAAAGAAACTAATTTCTACTTTGATAAGAGTGTTAGAGTGTTTGATCCTAAAACAGGATTTACCCTACATGATCAGGTTAAGATATTAAAGATTAATACAGTTCCAGATGCAAGCACACCATTGTCCCTAGACTATACATGGTATATCCATAAAAACATTATAGATGTAGATGGTTATGAAAATCCAAATAAAATACTGGTAACATTCCCTGATGCTAACAATGATGGCATACCAGATAATCCTGAATTGTTTGAATTAATTGTAGCACCAGATATTAATAATTACACCAAATATGTTTATTTCCAGGCAACATACGGGTATGATAACTTTGTAGTGCAAACCCCATTGGCAACAGGATCAGTAGAAGCCAAATATTCTAATCTTAGAGATGCACAAGTAAATGCAAACTTATACACAAATGGACAATTATTCTATATTGCACCAACAAATACATTTTACAAACTAACCATAACTGGTAGTAGCTATGTATTAAATCCAGTAACAGGTTATACTGCTAAGATTGGAAGAGGTGACTTGTACTTCCAATACAGACATAATAGTCCTAATTACAGACGTATAGATCCTAGTCCAAATAATATTATTGACCTATATATTTTGACTAAATCTTATGCAACTGATTATGTAGCATGGATACAGGATTCATCTAACACATTAACAGAACCAACTGCACCAACAGTTGAAACCTTAGGTACAGATTACAGTGTGTTAGAAAACTATAAGAGTATTACTGATACTATTATCTATAATCCTGCTAAGTTTAAACCATTGTTTGGTGCTAAAGCTGATCCTGCATTGCAGGCAACATTTAAAGTAGTTAAAAATCCTGCTGTAGTAATCAGTGATAATGATGTACGTACCACGGTGGTAGCGGCTATTAATAACTATTTTGACGTTACTAACTGGGATTTCGGTGAAACGTTTTATTTCAGTGAGTTAAGTGCATATCTACACCAAGCATTAGCACCTAACATTGCCAGCATTGTTATTGTGCCAGCTAGTACCAGCAGTGCTTTTGGCAGCTTACTACAAATTAATGCAGAGTATAATGAAATTATAATAAGTGCGGCAACAGTTGATAATGTACAGATTATCAGTGCTATTACTGCAGCACAGATCAATCAAACTGTAATTGCTTAATGAAGGACGTATCTAAATAACATGGCTATTAGAAAAACTAGTAAATTACTGCCCATAGTCTTTCAGACTGACACCAACGAAAAGTTTCTATCTGCCACTCTAGATCAGTTAGTTACAGAACCAAATCTAAGAACTATTAATGGTTATATCGGTAGAAGATTTGCACCTACCTATAAAGGCTCAGATAGTTATGTAAGAGAAATAACAGTTGATAGACAGAACTTTCAACTTGAACCCAGTCTTGTTATCAAAGATAAAGAAAATAACATAACTTTTTTTACAACATATTTAGACTTTCTTAATAAGTTAAAATATTATGGCGCATCTATTACTAACCACAGTAGATTGTTTGATCAAGAATATTACAGCTATGATCCTAAAATAAGTTTTGACAAGATAGTAAATTTTAGTCAATACTATTGGTTACCAAATGGTCCAGACACGGTAAATGTTTTTGCTGGACAGATTGAAAGCACAAACACATTTGTAGTAAGCAGAAATGCCAGCACAGGCACATATAGTTTTAACAGCAATGGAGTAGATAAAAACAGTATTATCCTAGCACGTGGTGGCACATATAAATTTGTTGTTGACCAACCTGGCATACCTTTTTGGATACAGAGCGAACTAGGTTTAGATGGTAGAGTAAACGCAATGCCTACACTAAGCTCTAGAGACATGTTGGGTGTGACTAACAATGGCATAGATGTAGGCACTATCACATATCAAGTGCCATTGGCCACTGCACAAGATTACTATCTAAATATGCCAAGAGTCTATAGCGCAGACTTTACAGTAAGTCTTGCATATAGTAGTCTACAAGGTCAGCTTGTAAGTCAAGTTAATAAAAACCCAGGTGTATGGGACGGCCTAGCATTAACACAACTAAATGGCAAGTCTTTTGTTTTTATTAATCAAGATCAACTAACTAATACCAAAGCCACAACTAAATTTGTAAATGCTGGCATACCCACCGACATTATTTTTAATAACATAGCTGGTACTAGTGTGTCTGCCGCTGGTGTATACAGCAGAGTAAAACAAAAAAGCACAAGTGGATTAGGCAGTGGTGCATTGTTTAACATTACAAAAACTGGCAATGGATCAATATATAACTACGCAGTAACAATCCAAGTAGCCAGCAGTGGCGTAAACTACAGCAGTGGCGACACCATTACGATCAGTGGTGCAAGTTTAGGTGGTGTAGATTTACTAAACGACCTTGTGTTTACTGTAACTCAACCAGATCCGTTCTGGACTACTCAAGGTCCATTTGTAGATGTGCCTTGGGACGAAACCCCATGGGCATTTAATCCACCTGATTGGGATCATGCTCAGTTTGGCATTGGTGCAACCGTGCCAGTTAGTCAGCGCATATCAGTATGGACACTCTATCTAGTGCCCAGCACCAATGTTTTAACTTTAAGTAAACCTGTAACAGTTAAAGCTGGTGATAAGATAACACAATACAGTAGTGGTGCAAGTGCAACAGTAACTCAAGCGGCGACAAACTCGGTCTCGGTAAATGTTACATATGATAATGGAATAATTTTTACTAATGTATTGGGTGTGCCCACATCTACAGCTGACACAAGATGTATAACAATAAACGGTGTTACTCAATTAATATATCCTGTAAACAGTCCAAACAATGACTATATTATAAGACTTGATAATAGAGATGCTGATGGCAAACACAGAATTATTAATCAAAACGAAAAAGTAAACATAAGATCTGGTGCTGTAAACGCTAATAAAGATTTCTACAGATCGACATCCGACATATTAAAACCTGTGCCACTAATTACAGCAGTCCAACCTGTTACATATTACCAAGATGGTGCTAGTTCTAGTATATATGGCAGTTTTAAACTTGTAAACATCAGTGACTTTATTATTGATGTAGAGCAAGATATATTAGGTAAAGAATACTATACAAGTCCTAATGGTGTTGCCTTTACTAGCGGATTAAAAATTAAGTTTGACGACACGGTAATACCTGACCAATACAAAAATAACACATACTACGTTGAACAAGTTGGAGCTGGTATTATACTAGTCGATGTAAGACTGCTAATAACACCAGAAAAATATAATTCAGAAAATAAATTAAACTATCCACTACAAAGAATCGTGCTTAGTCTTTCTGCAACTGCACCTATTGCTGCAGGTGATATTATATTAGTTGATGGCATATCAGTGATCACAAATCAAGAAGTAAAGGTAGGCGACGCATACATTATTACATTAAGTGATGTCAGCACTGTTCTTGTAGGTGGTCCTGTAACTGCTCAAGGCATACCAGATGGCACAACAGTAACAGACATACATTATAATACTGTGTTTCCGGAATATGTTACTATTAATAGAGCTAGCCAGGATCTAAATGCCTGGTCTAGAAATAACAGATGGTTTCATAGACAGGTAATCACCGCAGCTGCCAGTTACAACAATAAACCAGCTGTATTTGATCAAAGTCTAAGAGCACTTAGACCTATTATCCAATTCGAAACAAACATACAGTTGTTTAATTATGGTATCAATGGCAAGCCAGCTATTAATATATTAGATACTACAACCACTGATGCCTTTACAGAATTAAATGGAAAAAACATTTCGTTTGCTTTTGGTGTGACAGTAACAGATGGCATGCGAATTGTGTTTGCTGCAGACTATGATCCCCTAGTACGAGATAAGATCTGGGTTATTAATCTTATACAACCATATCAAGATGAAAATGGCGTACCATATGGATTACCACAGATTAATCTTGTCAAGGCAGATGATGGAGATGTTGTACAATACGATACTGTTGTTGTAGCAAAGGGCAGATATGCAGGTAGCCAATGGTGGTATGATGGAAATGCATGGCATGCCGCTCAAAACAAAACTGCTGTTTATCAACCACCATTGTATGATATGATTGATAACAATGGTGTAAGTCTAAGTGCTAAATCTAGAAGCACGTTTTCTGGTACCAATATATTTGGATATGCTGTAGGCAATGGCACAAATGACAAGGTTTTGGGATTTCCATTAAGTTACAGAAGCATTGGCACACAGGGTGATATAGAATTTACAAATTTTATTGACACAGATACCTACAGTTATGAACTTAATGGTGTTGTTTATAACAATGTGCCAATATCAACAGCATTCCTGCAAAAAAATAAAGATTCCGGACCAGAGTTTATAAACGTATGGCAAACAGCAGTAGAGTACAGTAAACAGTTTCAAATCTTAAGTTTTGTATACAACACCCTAAACTATCCTTTCCAGTTAGATCTTGTACCAGATCAGGAAAGTCTTCTGCCCTATATCTCAGTTTATCTAAATAATAATTACCTTAAAAATACAGACTGGTATCTAGATGGCACCTTGCTAAACCTAAACGTTCCATTTGTGCCTGGTGATAAGATAGATGTTCGTGTATACAGCAAACAGGTTAGCAAACAGGGATATTATCAGATACCCAATAATCTAGATTACAATGGACTAAATGTAGATTTAGGCAATGTTACACTGGGCCAATTTAGAAACCATGTTAGTACTTGTGGCCAAAATAGCAAAACTATAGTAGGTGATTTATTTGGTGTAAGCAATCTAAGGGACATAGAGATCAAAGCTCAAGGTGGCACAATATTACAGCACAGTGCACCAATTACATACGCTATGATGTTTATGGTAGAAGAACAAGCAAACTTTATAAGTGCGCTAAAACTTGCCCAACAAGAATATACAAAATTTAAAAATAAATTCTTAGAGCTAAGTGTGACACTTACTGGTGTAGATCCTACAGATCCTATTAGCACAGTTGATCTAATACTTAATAATATCAACAGTATTAAAAACAAAACATTTCCCTGGTATTACAGTGATATGGTGCCATATGGTACACTGTTTAATCAAATTACCTATACGGTGTTTGATCCATTGACTAGATACTATGAAATTACTCAAATTTTTAATGGCACCCAATTAAGCAATCAAGCTGTATTGGTCTACTTGAATGGACAACAGTTAGTTAAAGAGTATAATTACTCATTTGCCACAGACAGACCTGCTATTATACTAACTGACAACACCCCATTGTTTGTTGATGACATAATCGTTATAAAAGAATACAGTAACACAGATGGTAACTATATTCCCGAAACACCAAGTAAGTTAGGACTATGGCCAAAGTTTATACCGGTTATCTTTACAGACGACACCTATAGAACGGCAACAGATGTTATCAAAGGTCATGACGGTAGTTTAACACCGGTATTCGGTGACTATAGAGATGCACTCCTTATAGAATTAGAAAGACGTATCTATAACAATATTAAAGTGTTTGACACCGGCACATATCCAGACATTTACGCAAGCATACCTGGAAAATTTAGGAAGACAGACTATTTAAATTCTGATGTTGCCCGTGTGTTGTCGTCTAGTTTCCTTCTTTGGATAGGCAACAATAAACTAGATTTTTCTAGTAATAATGTATTTGATCCTAATGATCCATTTACATGGAACTATGGCGGCATGCCAGATAGGATAGATGGTGAAGCGTTACCTGGTAGTTGGCGTGCATGTTATCAATATTTCTTCGACACTGTAAGACCTCATATTACACCTTGGGAAATGTTGGGCTTTGCTGAACAGCCTTACTGGTGGCAACAATACTATGGTCCAGCACCTTATACTGGTGGTAATAAACTTTTATGGGATGACTTAGAAGCAGGTACAATACGTGCAGGTTTTAGAGCGATTGATAATGGTGATGGCACATTCACACCTACATATGACCCACACTTCCAAAGACCTGGATTAAAAAATATAATTCCAGTAGATGAGAATGGATATCTATTGAGTCCAGGATCAATATTAACACAGATATTTAACAGCAAGACTGCCAGTGCAAGTTATGATATAGGACAACAAGGTCCGGTAGAATTTGCTTGGCGCACAAGCAGCGACTTTCCTTTTGCTGCAATGCAGGCATTAGCTGTACTTAAACCTGCTAGATTCTTCGGCACATTAATGGACATTAGTAGATACAATATCTACAATGCGCAGGGTCAATTCCTAACAGTGGACACAAACCAGCACATTAGACAAAAAGACATCGTTGTTAATGGTGATACAACCTCTATGCCTGGTACTGTACTAAGAGCTGCGGGGTATATAAATTGGATAGCAGATTATCTAATAAACCAAGGTATTAATCCTGTTACTAAACTAATGGATATGATAAATGGGCACACATTAAATCTAGCATACAAAGTTGGTGGATTCACTGATAAAAAATATATAAAAGTATTAGCAGAACAGAGTAGCCCTTCAAGTACTAATAACAGTATCGTAATACCAAATGAAAATTATTCTGTATATCTATACAAAACGCCACCTGTACAAAAAATTACTTACAGTGCAGTTATTGTAGAAAAAACCAGTGCTGGATATAGTGTAAGAGGATACAATCTAACTGATCCATACTTTACTATTATTCCAAGTATAGTTAATAGTAGTGCTATCAGTGTTAAGGTACTAAACAGCACAGCAGTAATTTATAATGATTATAGGGCCGTTAAACTAACAGTACCTTATGGATATGAATTTAATACACAGCAACAGCTAGCAGACTTCTTAATTAGCTATCAGAGATATCTAGTAGGACAGGGTTTCCAATTTACTGACTCAGATAGTGATCTTAGTGAAATAAAAGATTGGAAGTTATCTGTTAAAGAATTCTTATTTTGGGCACAACAGGGTTGGAAAAAAGGCAGCATTCTTGTACTATCACCGGCCAGCAGTTCTATAAATGTTATTACCAATGGTGCTATAGTGGACGAAGTAACTAGCACACAATATGGTTCTAAAGTTTTAGATCAAAACTTTAATCTTGTTAGAAATACAGATTTTAAAATATTACGTAGTCCGACTGCTTTTAATCTAAGATTAACTAATTTAAATACTATTGCCTATGTAGAATTAAATCTTGTACAATATGAACATGCTTTAGTTTTCGATAATACAACATTGTTTAATGATGTTATATATAAACCAGAATTAGGTAATAGACAATTTAGATTAAAACTAATAGGACAAAAAACTGCTAATTGGGATGGTAGTCTAAGCGCACCTGGTTTTATATACAACAGTGGCAATGTAAATGATTGGATAGTGGGCAAAGACTATCTCCAAGGTGATATTGTCCAGTATAAGAATCAATATTATACAGCACTACAAGACATTATTGCCGCTAATGAATTCCAATTCCAGTACTGGAAATATCTAGATAAGAGTCAAATCCAAACTGGCTTACTCAGCAACTTCAGTAGTATATCTCATAAGGGTGCCGAATACTATGACAGCTACAGTTCTTTTAATGATGCTGATCAGGTTGCATATGGTCACGGGCTAATAGGATATAAGTCTAGATCATATCTAGAAGACTTAGGACTCACTGAAACTACTCAGATAGAATTTTACAAAGGCTATATCAAACAAAAAGGCAGTGCAAATGCTGTAAACGAACTGATAACTGCTAGCTTCAATAACAGCAAGAGTGCAATCAGTTATTTTGAAGAATATGCAGTAAGAGTAGGTGAATATGGTGCGTTAGATTCAAATCCATATCTAGAAATATCATTGGATGAAAAAGCATTTGGTGTTAATCCCGCAGTTGCAGAATTCGTTGACTACAATAATAGAACTCTAGGCAATGGCATAACCATCTTTAATAATGCACAACTACACAAATCTACATCGCAATTTAATGGTAACATTGCATTATTAAGAGACAGCCACAGTGACTATAATAATGACATACCTACGGCAGGTTATGTAAACATAGATGATGTAGATGCAACTATATTTGATCTAGCAAATTATCAACAGCTAGATATGGACCTAAGTGTTATTGGCAGCGGATATACTATATGGTGTGCTAAAGATTTTACACAAAATTGGAATGTGTATCGTGTAACAGAAACAGAAAACCATATTACAAAAGTAACTAATAACCTAGATGGTTATATTACATTTACCAGCGAACAATTCCATAATCTTACAGCAGGTAAGATCTGTATGATAAGAAACTTTGATCCAGCATTTGATGGATTCTACCAAGTCTACAAGGTAGTAGATCTAACTAATATTATGGTGGCATACGCTGGCAACACATCAAATCTAACTGTAGAAACGGGTAGAGGCATGCTGTTTAGATTAGACAGTGTACGTTTTAAATATATAGAAGATCAACGATTCTATATGCCACCTCATGGATATAAAGTAGGTGAAAAAATATGGGTTGACATTGATGCGGCCACTACATTTGTACAGGGCCAACCAGTAGAAACACCTGCAAATACCTGGAAAGTATACGAAAAAACAGCACCATGGCATATCGCATACAGTCTAGCAAAACGACCAGAAGAATACGTAACCAACGATGGCTTTGGTACAAGTGTTCGTATAAGTGACGGCGATGATGGCACTTTTGCTTTTGTTGGTTCTCCTAATAGTAACAGTGTTGATATTACATTAAACAATAATATATCATTAAACTCAGGTAATTATATTACACAGCCCAGCAGTGGTGCAAATCTATTAATATTAAATGATGTCAATACATCAAAAAATATTATTGGTAAGTATCTAGCGACCGCAGCCCTTGACCTAATAGGTAATATAACAATAAATGGCAACAACAGCATTTATATACCAACAAAAGTTACGGCTAGATCAGGTGTTGTTAATGTTTTTGCAAAAACCTATGATAATAAATTTGTAGAACAGAATCTTTTAGTGCCAACAGCAAATAACACAGTGTCTTTTGGTGCAAGTTTAGAACTAGGTGCAGGTACACCATTTGTTGGTGCCCCAGACAGCAATAACGGTATGGGCTATGTTTATGTCTATAATAAACAAACAGCTATTACTTCATTTATTAGGGCTCAGGTGCTAACCAGCAATGTTGCCGGTGATAAATTTGGCACCAGCGTGGCATCAGATCAAAATTCTAGATGGCTTTATGTAGGTGCTCCAGGCCATGACAGTGTTTACGTGTATGGATTAAGATCAGATATAAAATATGCAAAACAAACGGTAGCTGCAATACCAACTACCAGCAATATAGCATTAACATTTATACCTCAAGTCAATGATGCAAACAGTCTGCTAGTTACTACGAATAGTAAAACATATATACCTGGCATTGACTACAACTTAGACTATGCTAATGCTACGGTTAAATTTACAGCAGTTGTTGGCAGTTATGTCGATATCACTGTTACTCAAAAACCATATTATGCATTTGTGACTAAATTAACTGGACCGACTGGCAGTAATTTTGGTTTTGCGTTAAGCAGTAGTTATGATGGTGCGCAGCTAGGTATTGGTGCACCTAATGATACCGTAAACAACAATGGCAATCTATTAATAAATGCAGGTAGTGTTTATGTATATGATAGGGTTATAGAGGCATTTAATTCTACAGGCAATACGGATTATATCACTAAGGGTGCTATCAGCATTATACATCGTGTAACTATAGATGAGATAGAAGTTACAGACTATACAGTTGTTGGTACAAACACTATTAGATTTACAGAGGCTCCACCGCTTGGTAAATTAATCTACATAGAGACTAACTACTTTAATATATTAGAAACACTTGTTGGTGTAAACAACCTCGAAGGTGATGTGCAGAGCGTACAAGCTGGTGCATTCTTTGGTACAAGTTTAACAATTTGTTCAAATAACTGTGCCATATATGTTGGTGCACCAAACTATAGGAATGGCAACACATATAACACTGGCGCAGTATTTAAATTCCATAATCGTGGTAGATTATATGGTACTAATAGAGGATATGCAGTAAATCCTACATTTACAGTAGGTGATTATATACGTCTTGATAATTTTGAAGTCTATGCAACCACGAGTGTTGCCAATATTACCATTAATAATATAGGTAATAACTATAGCTCAGGCACTACAGTGGTAGTAAGCAATCCAGATACAACATATGGCACTGCGCCTGCGGCATCTTTAAGTTTATACGCAAATGGTGCTATACAATCCGTTAGTATTACTAATTTAACCACAGGTTATTATAATACACCAACTGTAACTCTTGTCAAACCAGCTAATGTAATAACCACTATGTCTAGTATTTCCGGTACTAATCTAACAGTTGGTACTACCTATGCTGTATACAGTGGCATGTATGTTAATAATGCAAGTTTTGGTAGTAATGTGTATGTAACTAATGTCTACAGTGATACCCTTGTTGGATTAAGTTTTAAAAATACTTCACCACTTAGTGGTAATGTTACATTCTTTGACAAGGGAAATGCCGGGAATCTTACAGCTTCCCTTACAACCAACACTATAACATTAGATGGTTTTATCGGTGATATTAATAACAGTAAACTCTTGGGTTGTACAGCGACAAAACAATATGTTGCTGCTAATCAAGCTGTATTAGTTATAAACAGTGATAAGACAGTATTTAAAAACATTCTACGTATATTATCTGGATCACCTAGCGGCAGCACTGGTATATATGCTAATGCTAATATGAAAATATTTGCTTTCATGCAGATTATTATCAATCCATACAATGCACCTGGCGAATATTTTGGTACAAAAGTTAAGTTGGCTAGCAACGCATACATGTTGTTGATATCAAGTGATAGAGGCACAACAAGAGATTACACAGTATTTGATCATAGATCTACTACGTTTGACAACACCACTACAGAATACTTTGATACTATTAATGGCAGTGGCAGTGCATACGTTTATGAGTTATATGATGATCCTAGGAATGTGGTTGAACATCCTGGCAGATATCACTTTGCACAACAGTTAGATACTGGTGACCTTAATAGAGGTGATAGATTTGGTGCCGCCATTGACATAGTAGGACAATACATTGCGGTTACTGCACCTGCAGACAGCACACAAAAAACTAACGCAGGCAGTGTATATGTGTTTACTAATCCTAAACTTACTAGAGGCTGGAATCTTATTAGATACGAACAACCTAAGGTTGATGTAGACAGTGTTAATAGGATATTCCTATATAATAATCTTACTAATACGATCAGAACTAACCTTGAATTTATTGATCCAGCCAAAGGCAAGATACTGGGTGTAGCAGATCAAGAAATCAGCTATAAATCTGCCTATGATCCAGCGGCTTATAACAGAGGCACTACAAACGTCAATACCAGTTACTATTGGAATGAAAATCAAGTAGGTCAAGTTTGGTGGAACCTTGATAGTATAAGATTTATTGATTATGAACAAGGTGATCTAGCATATAGAAGTGTAAACTGGGGTAGACTATTTCCAGGTAGTGTGGTTGAAGTATGTGAGTGGGTAGAATCAACTGTATTACCTAGTGGATACGTTGCGGCAGGTTATGATGGTGTGCCTAAACATGCAGACAACAGTGCCTATGTAGAAATTAGCTATGTTGATAGTGTTACAAATGTTATCAGCAGCAAGTACTATTTCTGGGTTACTGGCAAGACCAGTATTACTAAAACAAACAGCAATAGAAGTTTACCAATTGCCAGTATCCAAACCTTAATAGAAAATCCAAAAGGTCAGGGTATTGCCTATGCGGCAATAATAAAAAACAATGCTATCAGTACCTATAATATTAATCAATATCTAAGTGCTAACAGTACAATATTACATCTTGATTATGAGTTAGTTAAAAATACCAACATCATACATAGTGAATATGAGCTAATCCAAAAAGGTAATCCGGATAGTAAAATACCAGATAAAGTAATAAACAAACTAGTAGACAGTCTATCTGGTATTAACCAAGCAGGTGAAGTCGTGCCTGATCCTAAACTAAGCCTAGCAGATAGATATGGTATAGGCATTAGACCAAGACAAAGTATGTTTGTTGATAGAGTTAAGGCCATGCATAACCTTGTACAATTTGTTAATGGTGTGTTAATTCAATATCCTATTACAAAAGAGTACGATATATCTGAGCTTAATAGCCAAGAACCTATACCACCTAGTAAAACACAGGCAGGTGATTTGGGTGTATATGACATAAGCATACCAGTGCAGACTGATTTACAATTTGTGGACACCGCAGACTTAAAAGTTGGCTATAAAGTATTAGTAGTGTCAGATACAACACAAAATGGATTATGGGTAATATATGAATTAGCTGAAGATGGCACATGGAAAATATACAGAGTGCAGAGTTATGTAACCAGCAAGTATTGGCAATATACAGACTGGTACGCAACTGGATACAGTGCTGTAGACAAACCCACTTACAATGTAGGCACACTGATTGATGCGTTAAAACTACCATACGCAGTTGGTAATATTATTAAAATTAATAACACGGGTACTGGTCTATGGCAACTTGTTAAAGTTAATTCATCTGGTGCATTCGATACTATCGGTATACAGAATGGCACAATACAATTAGATTATTCTGTTAGTGACTACGCTAGTTATAACGTTGGTTTTGGTAATCAAGCATATCAAGACAATAGGTTTGATGAAAATCCAAATATAGAAATAAGAAGTATTATAGATGCATTACGTACACAGATATTTGTTGGCAATCTTGCTGTAGAATTTAATAACCTATTCTTTGTAATGGTTAACTATGTATTCAGCGAACAGAACTATGTAGATTGGATATTTAAAACCAGCTTTATCAGCGTGAAGCATCAACTAAGAGCACTAGACCAATTTCCAAGTTATATACAAGACAACCAGACCTATTATCAAGATTATATAAATGAGGTAAAACCTTACAGTACTAAGATAAGAGAATATCTAATTGACTATACTGCGAATGATAGGTACTTAGGATTTGCAACTGACTTTGATTTGCCACCATATTATGATTCCAGCACAGGTATTTTTAGGAGTCCCTCTGGTGATGGTTACAATGTAGATGTTGGCACAGATGAAGCACTGTGGCAAAAACAAGACTACATAAGCTGGTACAATCATAGAAACAGCATAGTAAGCAGGATCATTGTAGAGGATGGTGGCAGTGGATATACCACAGTCCCTAATGTTAGTATTATTGGTGGGGGTTCAGCCGCATATGGTGTTAATGCTACTGCTACTGCTATATTAAACTTTGATACTGGTACTATAACCAGCATCGTTGTTAACTATTCAGGTTCTGGCTACAGTCAATCTCCAGATGTTGTAATCAATGGCAACAGCACAACGCCTGCTAGGGCTTATGCTGTGTTAACTAATCCCTGGATACGAAATCTAGGTGTTACAATGAAGTTTGACAGAATAGGATATACCAGTGTAGTTAAAGATTGGATACCAGGCAATAGCTATATTGCAGGTGATATTGTTAGATACAATGGTGAAGGATATACAGTCAACAGTAACTTAACTGCTAATCTAACATTCTTAGCTAGTCAGTATACTAAATTAACTGCAGCTGATTTTGATAATGCCAATGATAGAATTATGGCATATTACACACCCAACAACAAGATGCCTGCAAGAGATCTTAAACAGATTATATTTGGTGTAGAATATCCAGGTGTTATAATTACAGGCTTACCATTTACGGCACAGCCTGGATTTGATGCAACAAGTGATAGACCATATTCAACACCTCACGGTATCCAGCTATTAAGTATAGAAGAAAGAGATGCATATTACTCAAGCCTATTCACAAGCCTAGACACCGTCGTTTCAAATCTATGGTACAATCAAGACCTTGGCATAATGTATCAATACAAGGGTGGTTACCCATACCAACCCAATGCTTGGGTAGCAGTACCTGGTGCAAGTAACTTAGGTATTGATTTTGACGGCGACCAATTTGATAATGTGCAATATGATTCTGATGGTAATCCTGTAATTGATGACAACGTCCTAGATACTGTGATCAGCAGCAAATACACAGATGCAGCTTTGGGTACAAGGCCAGAAGATATTAACATAGATGGCGGTAGGTATGTTGACACCTATTCTAGTCATGCACCTGAAGAATTTGTACCAGGTATCTGTTTCGATGCAATAAGCATGCAGGTATATACAAAAGTAGGTGATGGCAGTGGTGGTGAGGCTATAATTGGATACAGGATGTTTAATAATATGTTAAACAATACCAGTTATTTTAGAATAGCAGACAGTGGTTCTACGCAGCTCAGCCAAGATCTAAACCTAACCGACACTGAGATCCACGTGTTTGATGCTAACAAGCTAGCAGAGCCCAATCCAGTTGCCAGCATTCCTGGTATTATATTTGTAAATGGTGAAAGAATTACATACTATACAAGAGATCTAGTAAACAATGTATTAGGTCAGATACGTAGAGGCACGGAAGGCACATGCATCTCAGTTACACATAAACAATATGATATCG